ATTATTACTAAAAATAATTTCTTTTGTAATTTAATCAAACCCTTCCAGAAGGCTATTCATGGTCACTTAAGAGCCTTTGACCAGTTCAGATTGATTGGTGAAACCATTAATGATGAGCACATGACTTGGCTGTGTAGTGAATTTAATAAAAGACAAGATTCTTTTATTTCAGGAGATTACAGTGCGGCGACCGATAATTTAAATCAGGACGCTAGTGAATTGTGTCTTAAAACAATTCTAAATAATATGAGATCGGAATGGTCTCAGGATCCTATGTTACAGATCCTTGCACGTAATTCATTAGGGCAAATTCAGGTACACGCAGGTCAGGAATTTAAGAAACTTTCCGGATTTCAAGACCCTTTTAAGCAAACGAATGGTCAGTTGATGGGATCACTCCTATCCTTTCCAATTCTATGTGTAATTAATTACGCAATGTTTGCAGAATCAGTTTTCAGATATACTGGTTCCTATCCGAAAGTTTCGAAAGATGGCTCTGGGGTTAAAGTTCTCATTAATGGTGATGATATAGGTTTCATAGCAAGTGCCAAGCTCTATAAAATTTGGCAGAAATTGGTTCCTGAGGTCGGGTTAACACCTTCTCCCGGAAAAAACTATTGTTCAAAGAAGTTCATTACTTTGAATTCACAATGTTTTATCAAAAAGGATAATAAAATGATCAAATTACCTTGGGTAAACCTAGGTTTACTCAATAGAAGATCAAAGTCCGTTAAAAAGGACTTTGAAGGTAATTTGGATAATGATATAAATCCTCTGTGTGGGCTAGGACCAATGCATGATGAATTTGTGATCGGATGTCCCGATGCAAAGATCGCAACAGGAGTTTTCATCAATGCTCATAAGGAAAGTCTTGCTATGACATTTAGAAACCTTCATGGACCTGAACGTCTGGGTGGACTTGGAGCTGAAGTCAATGCTTCAAGTGATAGACTTACAGAATATCAGATGATGCTCGCACTCCTAATAGAGAGAAAATTAATTACTCTACCAGGTAGTGGATTAGACTCAGTGACTAAGGATATATGTGCTGAGTTATCCAGAAAGTCTGAATATTTTATTAAAGAGCACTACGTTCAGGAGGATGAACCAATCAGTGAGGAGGACGTCACAGAGAGAGTAGAAAGCTATAAATCAGCTCTTAGATATCTCATAACATGGTTACAG